TGGCGAAGTTTCCCGAGCTCAAGCGAGTCGAGGTTATCCGGTTCGGCAACGAGCTCATCACCGAGCCTCCAGGCTTGTTAGGAGCGGGCGGCAATTCCGGCTTCCAGGCCTTGAACTTGGTGGTGCAGTTCGGCGTCAAGAAAGTCATCCTGATCGGCTACGATATGCGGGTGGACTATGGCGGGCACTGGCATCCCCGCCATCCGTTCCCGCTTTCCAATCCTGATGCCGCCGCAAACATTCCACGCTGGCGCAAGGCGGTTGATGGTGCCGCTCGCAAGCTAGCGCAGCTTCGGATTGAGGTCGTCAATTGCTCGATGGTTAGTGAGTTGGTGGCTTATCCGAAGATGCCTCTGGAAAAGGTTTTGGAATTGTCCTGACTCCTCCTTTCCCGGGTTGGGATGATCCTGAGCCGGGGCGGCGTGCAATTAGGAACAGCGATCGCACCATCCTGTTTCTTTGGTATCGCACTTCGTCTCGGTTCTTGAACAGGAGCGGCCTATGGATCCGGTGCGGATTTTTATTGGCGTGGGGGCGAATGACGAAGACCTCGAGTTTCAATCGGTGCTGCACTACTCGCTCGAACGCAAGACCAGCCAGCCGCTGGAAATCAATTGGATAAGATTGTCCCGCAACCCCGAGTCGTTCTGGTACTCGGACCCACAAGCCCGCAAAGGCTGGAACACCCGGACTTGGCACACCCCGTTCTCGCCGTTGCGGTGGGGCGTCCCGGCATTCTGCCACTTCCAAGGCAAGGCGATCTACCTCGACGTTGACATGATCGCGATGGCGGACATCGCCGAGCTATGGAACCAAGAAATCAAGGATGAGGCTGGGATGCTGGCGAAAGTCCCGGACATCTGCGTCACGATGTACAACAATCCGGCGATGCAGAAAGCGCTACCGCCAGTAGAGCAGATCAAGACCCAGCCCGGGCTTTACCGGCAGGTGCGCTATCGCTGCCTCGGCCAAGCCGGGCTGATCCAGAAAGTGAGCGGCAACTGGAACTGCCTCGATCTCAAGCGCGACCGCGGCGGCGAGTACGTTAAGGTGGACGACCCGGAAATCAAAATCCTGCACTTCACCAAGGTCGCCACCCAGCCGCATTTGCGCCATGCCTTGCCACGGTTGAAGAAGGAAGGCCGCAAGCATTGGTACGAGTTCAACCGGCAAGAGCCGATCCACGATCACGCCCGCAAGGATGCGCTAGCCTTCTTCGACAAACTTTTGGTTGAAGCTGATGAAGCCGGGTACAAGATCGACAACTATCGCAACCCGGAAGGCGCCTTTGGAGACTACGGCCGCTTCTGAATTGTTCCGGCAGGCCAACTCTTTTCTGGATGAGATTGAGCGCAAGTACCAGCAAGGCCAGCCGGTCGGCGCGCTCATCTATCTGCTGCACCTAGTCCTCGAAGATATCCAACAGCTGGGAGATGAGAGTGGGGTTCGGAGATGAACTCATGGGCAGCGGACTAGCCCGTGAAGCCAAACTCATTGGACACCGAATAGCCTTTGGGCACAGCGGCCGCATCCTTTGGTCAAAGCACGCCTACCCGATTTTCTACCATAACCAGAACGTCGCCCGTCCCGGCGATGAGCTGCGCGCCTTCCAGCCGGTCTTCAAGTGGATCGAACACTACCCCGGCAATCGGCTTTACAACAAGCTCGACCACGCCAAGACCCGCTGGATTTGGAATTACGATTTCAAGGCTATTCCCGGCGAGCTGTTCCTAACGCCAGCCGAGCAGAAGCGCGCGGAGATTGATGCCGGTAGCAACTTCATCTTGATTGAGCCCAACGTCCCGATGTGGAAGCGCTCGTCATGGAATAAGATGTGGCATGGTTATCAGGAAGTGGCCGACCGGCTCAAGGCCCGCGAGCTTGATGTCGTGCAGCTGGTTTACCAAGGAATGCATACCAAGCTGCGCGGCGTTCGCTACCTGACCTCGACCAATATCCGGCAAGCGATGGCCTACTTAGCGCGAGCGCGCCTGTTCATCGGACCCGAGGGCGGTCTGCACCACGCCGCTGCTGCGCTCAATGTCCCGGCCATCGTTCTATTCGGTGGCTTCGTCCCGCCCGCGATTACCGGTTATGACTTCCATGTCAATCTCACCGGCGGCGTCGAGGCCTGCGGAGCGCTCGACCACTGTACGCATTGCAAGCTGGCGATGCGGAAGATCACGACCGACGAGGTTATGGCCCATGCCTACCAGCAGATAAAATATGACGAAGTTTGCGCGCTATGATCTGCGGCATGATATCTGCAGCTTCGACTTCTACAATGTAGCCGTGATCGCCGCCGCGCGGGGCTATCGCGGATTTGTCTTCGACGGCCTCGATAATCCCAAGTGCGGCAAGTGGCCAAAACCGCAAGTGCTGGAGCGCTTCCACTCCATCATCGAACCCGGCCCCGCCTTCCTGCGGATGGATTGTTACTACGGCTTTGGCGGCGAGCGCATCGGCCATCCGCATCTGCGCCATCTCGTTGCCCGCTACCGCCTCGGTTTAGACTTCCCGCGCTTGTGTAGCGTGCAGGCTCCCCAGCTGGTCGAGTACACGGTGACGCTGCGACAAGAGCCGCGCATTCCTGAGCGCAACTCCAACCTCGCGGCATGGCGGGAGTTCGCTAGGATAATCGGGGCGCGGGTGTTCGAAGATTACGCGGTCGAACCGATCCCTCTGCACGAGCGCATGGCTTACTACGCTGGCGCCAGGATGAACTACGGCGTGCCCAACGGGCCGTTGTTTCTCAACTTCCTTTCCACCTATCCAGTCACTCTGTTTGCTTGCGACCGCTGCGCCGGGGCCTTTGGCAATGCCGGCATCAAGTTCGGCCGCCAGTTTCCGTGGTCGCAGTCAAACCAGAGACTGGTCTGGGAGCCGGATCACCTGCCTACTCTGCTGCAACATTTCGAAGAGACTAGCCGTGAAGGAAGTAGGCGGGATTTGGTTGCCGGATAGGGAAGAGCATCTGGTGCAGCATATGCAGCAGGTCAATCTTGCCGTTGATGGCAAGCTGACCTACCAGTACCACAAGCTCGATAAGGCGATGCGGCATGTGAAGGAGTGGCAAACCGCCATTGATATTGGCGCCCATGTCGGTCTGTGGTCGATGCATCTCGCCAAGCGCTTCAGCAAGCTGTACGCATTCGAACCTGATCCCGAGCTTTGCCAGTGCTTTGCTAAGAATGTACCGGGCGCTAATGTCGAGCTATTCCGCATCGCGCTTGGGGACCAATCGGGTTGGGGCAACCTAGCCTTGGAGCGTGGCAGCTCCGGCGGCACTCACATTATCCGCAACGATAAGTCCGGCAAGGTTATGATCCGCCAGCTGGACGACTTCCACTTCAAGCACATTGGCTTCATCAAGCTTGATGTCGAGGGCTTCGAGCTGTTCGTGGTGCAGGGCGGCGAGCTCGTTATTTGCCGCGACCACCCGGTCATCGTCATCGAGCAGAAGCCGAAGGGACTCGCCGAGCGTTATGGCGTGGAGCGCTTCGCCGCGCTCAAGCTGTTGCAGAAGTGGGGCGCCAAGATCGTCGAAGAGATGTCGGGCGACTACATCGTAAAGTGGTAGCCAAATGCTATGGTGCCCCATCCTACCGGAGCGGCGCGCGAAGTTCGAAATGATTATGCACAGCCTGGCCGCCGGGTGGCCGGGAGCCAAGTGCATCTACGGCGAACCGCCGGACGACGCTAATCCGGTGGCGTGCTACGGGCAAGTCTGGGGCAGTGAGAAAATCCTGCAGCGGGCCTGCCTGACGAGGAGGGAGTTTTGGCATATCGACAACGGCTTTTGGCATCCCGGCCGCGGCAACCCGCACGGCTTCTACCGGTTCGCGATGAACGGAATGTCCGCACGCTTCCTGCCCGAAAGTCCGCGGGAGAGGTTCGACGCGTTGCAGGTCACACTGAAGCCGTGGCGACGATCCGGGCGACACATCTTGCTAGCTCTTCCTGGCTTGGAGTACGGGAGTGGGATCGGACTGAGCATGCCGTACTGGATCCAGGAGACGGAAGCTAGGTTGCGGAAGCTGACCGAGCGTCCGATCCGCATCCGCGAGCGCAAGTCTGAAGTCCCGCTGGCATTGGACTTGCAGGATTGCTGGGCGGTGGTGACGCATAGCTCCAATATCGCGGTCGATGCGGTCTGCGCTGGCATTCCGGTTTTTGTGTCCACGCTTTCGATGGCGGCCCCGGTCGGCAACCTTGATCTGCTGGACTTGGAACAGCCGGCACGGCCGGAACGGATTGAGTGGTGCCGTTCGTTGGCGTGCCAGCAGTTCACCGCTAGCGAGATGCGGGACGGGACGGCTTATCGCTTTCTCACGCGAGTAGAACATGCAGCTCACTCCTAAAATCGAAGTGCTAGAGGCGGCCGACGACTTCAACCTCGTCACGCTGGAAGAGGTCAAGTCCTTCCTCAACGTCCAGACTGACAATGACGATGCCCGGCTAACCGAACTGATCGCATTTGCTTCGCGCGTCATCGCCGATATCTGCGATCGGGTATTTGCGCTCGAGAAAGTATCCGAGACGACGGTGCTGTATGGCAGCGCCGAGGGCGGCTTGCTTCTCAATCGCTATCCGGTCGTCGAGATCGAGAGCATTACCAACGGCGACAACATTGTCACCGAGGATACCTACACCCTCGATGCCGGTGGCGGCGTCCTCCATGGTCCTCTGATTGGCAAGAATACAATTGTGTACAGCGGCGGCTACGAGCTGCCGGAGAATGCGCCCGGTCCATTGTCGATGGCGTGCATCGACTTGATCCGCCAGACTTACTACCTCGGCTCGCGCGATCCGTCGGTGCAGAGCATTACCGACAACGCCACCGGCTCGATCCGTTTCTTTCCGCCTCCCGGCATGAGCCGGACTGGGGCACCAACCAAAGCTTCGCCCCTCTCGCCGCAAGCGAGTGCGCTGATCGCCCCCTTCAAGCGGCTGTACATCGCGTGAGCGACCTGCACGTCAACACCAAGCTCGCGGTCCACGACTTCGCCAAAGTCACGCGCGAAGCCGTCGATGCTTTCGCCCAGGACTTGGAAGCGGCCGAGCGCGCCGACATTGCCGCCGGTGGAATGCAGCGCTTCGCCAAGCAGACACGGGTGCGGGTAAGGCCGAAGGGCGATCGCGGTTGGGACGTCAATGTATTCCCGCGGCCGAACTGGATACGGGCCTGGGAGTACGGCGCCACCGCGGTTGGCAACCCGATGCTTTGGATCCCAGCTCCCGGCAACATCTTCGGCCATATGCGGGCGCGCAGATATCCCGGCAAGCTGATCCGGCCTAAAGGCTCCAACGTGCTGATCAACGCGGTGACGCGCAAGGTGGCTTTCATCGGCGTCCCCCGCACCACCATCCAATCGACCTTGCACCTGCGCCAGATCGCGGAAGAGAAAGCTGCCCGCTTTGTCAACATCGTGATGAGTGTATTGTAATGCTCGACTACAACGCCACGGTCCTGCTCTATGTGCAGAACCAGTTCTCCCGCCCAGTCGAGATCACGCCCTATGGCTCGCAGCCCGGCAAGTCGATGTACCGCGGTCGCGGCGTCTACGTCACCACGCCGATTGATGTCGCTACCGAAGCCAACGTGGTGTTCTCCGACCAGCGCACCGGCCTCGATATCCGTTTGAGCGAGTACCCCATCCCGCCCGATGTGCGGGACTGGATATTCATTCCGGCGCATATGTCGATGCCGGCGATTGGTCCGTTCGAAGTCCTCGACATCGACGTCTTCCACGATGGCCGCGCCCGCCTCGCGCTCCGTCTCGCCCAGATCGACGAACCGCGGCTTTCTAATCCATGAGCGCTATTCGCAAAATCCAGATCGGGATGGTGGAACGGCTGAAGCTGTTTCCGTTCTTCGCCAAGTTCACCTTCCGCATGGCGCAGTCCTATCAGGTCCAGCCGGCGGACTTGCCCTACTGCGGCATCTATGTTCTGCCGGAAGTGCAGACCGCCGACGGCGATGGCAATGCCGGCGAGCCTAGGCTCAAGTCCGAGTCGATGATCGGCATCAGCGTCATCCTGCGAAACGTCCAGGCCGACGAACTCGAGAATGCGCTTGATACTGCCTTTGACGTCATCATGATCGGCCTGCTGCAGGACCCTACCTTCATCGGCTTTCCGCCGGTTGGCCAATACGACATCGAGAGCATTCCCAAGGTTCGCCGGCAATATGTGTTCGGCTCTATCGGCTCCGGTAATGAGACGCCGATTGGCGAGCTGCGCTGCGAGTTCAGCTTCATCACCAAGTACGACTACCCGCCCAACATCTACGACAACCTCGATCTCATTGTGCTGGAGACGGCTTATCCCAGCCTCGAGGCCTACGAGAGTACACAGCAGGTATTGGTCCCGATCAACTTGCAGACCGGAGATTCCGGCGACTCGCCCGACCGCTTTGCAAGGACCGACCAAGACCGCGACTTCCAGTGGCCGTTATTTGCTTCCGGCGACGAACCGCCGCCATAAGGAGAGGTGCATGGAAATCATCGTCAACAATATGACCGGCTATGAGGAAGGCTCGGACCGCTTCCAGATTGGCCGCATTCGGGTATGGCCGGGAAAGACTCGAAGCTATACCGCCGAGGAGATCCGCAAGTACATTCGGCATCCGCTCGGCAACATCAAGTTTCGCGCCACTATCTACGACAGCGTGGAGTGGCCGTTCGACCAATTTACCAAGCGCCGCATCAAAGACGGTACGGTGTTGACGGAAGCCCCCGATCAATGGCCGGTCTCGACCGAGCCTAACGGGGACGACCTGGACCTGGAGCCACCGAAGCCTCTGGATGGTGACGCACCCGAGGCTTAAGGAGGTGCGCGGAGGGCTGGGGGATTAGTCTGCAATTGACTTGGCTACCACGCGGAGGTTGATTGTGGGTCCCCTAATTTCCCAGCTGCTCCCGTACCCATGAGACCCCTTCCACGCGAACAAGAGATCGTCATCGCTTGGCTGTACGGCTTCGTTACCGGCGCCATTCTGATGATGGCCTTGTTCGGCATCGGAATGATTTTGCACACATTCTAATCTCTGCGCGAAAGCCTTTAGCCAGGGCATCATCGCGTCGAGGGCGCTGGCGGAGAACTTGCAGCCAAGCTCCTCTTCCTCTTGGGGTGTAAGGACCGTCAGCGTCTCCTGGTGTTCAAATGAACTACTCAGACTCACACGACTACGACGGCCGGCCGCGCGTGTGGTGGCCCGATGATTATTCTAAGACTGACCAACTACTGGCAGAACTGGTGCGAGTTCACGGCTGGGACTATGCGGAAAGACTACTCGAGCAAGATGCAGCCATGCGAGACGCCGCCGAGCAGGCAGCTAAAAAGACGACGCGGCAGCAACCTAAATCCCCATCCATGAAGGAGGCCTGCTATGCCGATTTCGTTTAATAGCATTCCCGCTCAGTGGCGCATCCCGCTCTACTGGGCGGAGGTCGATCCAAGTCAGGCGGGCTTGCCGATTGTCCGCCAGCCGGCGCTCGTCGTTGGCGCCAAGATGGCGAGTGGCCTGCAGCCGCCCGACATTCCGCGGCCGATGGGCACGCAAGCGCAAGTCGATCGGGCCTATGGTCAAGGCTCGGAGATCAGCTGCATGTTCAAGGCCTTCTTCGCCAACAACTTCGCACACGAAGTGTGGGGCCTGGGCGTCGATCCGGATGAAGGTTCCACCGCCGCTAGCGGGACCATCGACGTTGCCGGCACCCAATCGCCGCCGATGTTCGAGGCCGGTGTGATCAATCTCTATGTTGCCGGTCATAAGATCGCGGTGACCATTGGCGCCAGCGATACCCCGGACGAGATCGCCACCCAGATCGCGGCCGAGATCAACGAGACGCCGTTCCTCCCGGTGACCGCAACCTCGGCTACGAACCGGGTCACGGTAAGCTGCAAGACGCCGGGCCATAACGGCAACGACATCGGAATGTTCCTGAACTACTACGGCAAGATCGGTGGTGAGGAAACTCCTATCGGCCTGCTGCTTACCTTCTCCGGCTCCGGCGAGTCCCCGCCCTCCAACGTGTTCGGACGGCTTACCGGCGGCGCTGGCATCCCCAACTTCGATGACGCTATCGCCAACCTCGGCGAGCGTGAGTTTGAGTACGTCGCGATGCCCTATACCGACTCCACCAGCCTGCTGGCTTGGGAGCAGGAGTATGGCTTTAGCGATACTGGAAGATGGGGCTGGATGCGTCAGCTTTATGGCCACATCTTCACTGCCCGCCGCGACAACTATGCCGACCTCATTATCTGGGGAGCAACCCGCAACAGCGGACTGACCTCGGTGATGGCGGTAGAGGATATGTCGCCGACGCCAATATATGAGTGGTGTTCGGCCTATGCGGCGAAAGCAGCGCGGGCGCTTACCAACGATCCCGCCCGGCCGCTGCAAACCCTGTCGCTCAACTTGGTCCTGCCGGCTCCGGGAGATTTCCGGTTCAACCTGATGGAGCTAAACTCTATCAGCGGCAATGGTCTGGCGACGCAGAAATGCGGCAGCGATAACTTCCCGATGATCCTGCGGGAAACCACGACCTACCAACTCAATCTCTACTCCCAGAGTGATGATGCGTATGAGCTGGTCACCACGATGGCCACGCTGGCCCGACTCATTCGGAACCAGCGCCACGCCATTACCAGCAAGTTCCCCCGCCATAAGCTGGCGAACGATGGGACGAGGTTCGGCGTAGGGCAGGCGATCGTCACACCGAAGTCGATCAAGGCCGAGCTCGTGGCGCAGTATCGCATC